GCCCCAACAGGCGGCGCAAGTGAAGGTTCATCACCTGTTGCATCAGGTGGTAATGCAAGCAATGATGCTCATGAACCAGGCGCAATGTCCTCTGGTGGCGCATCAGAAGGCAAAAAACCTAATGTTAAGGTAGATCAGCAAACCACAGAACCAGATATGAAGAAGGTTTAACGGTAAGCGAATATGACTTATCTAAGAGAACACTTGACATTTGACCAAGCTCGTATTGTAACTGAGACCGATTCAGAAGGCAAGAATTTATACATGAAGGGTATTTGCATCCAAGGTGGTGTAAAGAACGCTAATAAACGTGTATATCCTGTTGATGAAATCCAAACGGCGGTATCAAGTTTAAATGAGCAGATCAATCAAGGTAACTCTGTTCTAGGCGAAGTTGACCATCCAGACGATCTTAAGATTAACTTAGATCGTGTTTCCCACATGGTTTCAGAAATGTGGATGGATGGCCCAAACGGTTATGGTAAACTTAAAGTCCTGCCAACACCAATGGGTAACTTAGTCAAAACGATGCTAGAGTCAGGTGTTAAATTAGGAGTTTCATCCAGAGGAAGCGGCAATGTTCGTGAAACCTCTGGAGACGTTTCAGATTTTGAAATCGTTACTATAGATATAGTAGCACAACCCAGTGCTCCAGACGCATATCCAACAGCAATTTATGAAGGTCTCTTAAACATGAGAGGCGGACATAGAGTGCTTGAGGCAGCTGCTGAAGTACGTGAGAATCAAAAGGCGCAAAAATACCTAAAAGAAAGTATTTTACGCCTCATAAAGGACCTAAAAATTTAGGAGAACATTATGTTAGACGTATTTAAACCACTTATCGAAAATAACATTATCTCTGAAGAAGTTCAAGCAGAACTAACAGAAGCTTGGGATGCTAAGTTGGCGGAAGCCACTGAGCAAAACAAGGCTGAGTTACGCGAAGAATTTGCACAAAGATATGAACACGATAAAGAGGCGATTGTCGAAGCCCTAGATACAATGGTTACAGATTCTCTAAAACAAGAAATCAACGAATTTGTAGAAGATAAGCAAGCATTACTAGCTGAGCGAGTAGCATATAAGACAGCAGTAACAGAGCATGCTGAAATTTTAAACAAGTTTGTAACAGAGAACCTAGCATCCGAAATGGGTGAGTTTCGTGCTGATAGAGGCACACAAGCTCAAACAATGAGGAAACTAGAAGATTTCGTAATCAAAGCATTAAGCGAAGAGATTGTTGAATTCAACGAAGACAAAAAAGACGTAGTTGAAACAAAAGTAAGACTAGTTGCCGAAGCAAAAGACAAACTAGCCGAACTTAAGAAAGCATTCATTGAGCGTAGTGCCAAGATGGTTGAAGAGACTGTCACTAAAACTATTAAGGGTGAGATGTCACAACTTAAAGAAGATATCCAGATTGCTCGTGAGAACAATTTTGGACGTCAATTATTTGAAGCATATGCCGCGGAGTATGCCCATTCATATTTGAATGAGAATACAGAAGTAGCTAAGCTAAGCAAAGAACTTTCAGAGATGGAAGAGGTGTTGGCTGAAGCCAATAAAACAATTGAAGAAAAGGATGCACTCGTAGAGGCAAAAATGAGTGAAATCAATATTATGAACGACCAAGCAAGCAGAAAAGACGTTCTTTCACAACTACTTTCACCATTGGCGAAAGAGAAGAAAGACGTAATGGAAAGTTTACTTGAATCAGTTCAAACTGAAAAACTTAAAGCATCTTTTGACAAATACCTACCAGCGGTTATTAATGGCGATGGTAATGGTATTAAACGCAAACTTACAGAAGGTACAACAAAGAAAGAAGTAACTGGTGACCGCGAAGTTGTTACGGAAGAACGTGCAACAGAGCAACAAGCATCTACATCTAACATTGTTGACTTGAAAAAGTTAGCAGGATTATAAATTTATAATTAAGGAGTTTAGGAGACTAAAAATGTCAGAACTATTAAATGAAAACTGGAGCGAAACCAAAGACGCACTTCTAGAAGGTCTTTCAGGTTCAGCTCGTAGTACAATGGCAGTAACTCTAGAAAATACAAAAAGTTATCTAGCAGAAGCTGCAACAGCCGGCGCATCAACATCAGGTAATGTTGCAACACTTAACAGAGTAATTTTACCAGTAATCCGCCGTGTAATGCCATCAGTAATTGCTAACGAAATCGTTGGCGTACAACCAATGGCAGGCCCAGTAGGCCAAATCCACACATTGAGAGTACGTTACGCAGACGCATTCACAGGCAGTGCAGGTGGTAACACAACAGCAGGCGAAGAGGCATTAAGCCCATTCAAAGTTGCTGAAGGTTACTCAGGCAACGTTGCTTCAGCTGATACAGCAGGTGCAACAGCAGCCAATGAAGGTAATGCAGGTAACAGACTAAGCATTCAAATCTTGAAGCAACCAGTAGAAGCAAAGACACGTAAGCTATCAGCACGTTGGACTTTCGAAGCTGCTCAAGATGCTAACTCAATGCACGGTATTGACATGGAAGCAGAAATCATGTCAGCACTAGCACAAGAGATTACAGCTGAAATTGATCAAGAGATTCTACGTTCACTACGTGGTATCGCATCAACAGACTTCTCATTCGACCAAACAGGCGTTTCAGGTACAGCAACATACGTTGGTGACGAGCACGCCGCATTGGCAGTAACAATGAACAGAGCAGCCAACGCTATCGCACAACGCACACGTCGTGGTGCAGGTAACTGGGCAGTTGTAGGTACAGACGCACTAACAGCAATTCAATCTGCTTCAACAAGTGCATTTGCTCGTACAACAGAAGGTTCATTTGAAGCACCAGTTAACCAAAAGATGGTTGGCACACTAAACGGTGCAATGAAAGTTTACGTTGATACATATCAAGGTACAAACGATTCAGTACTAGTAGGTTATAAGGGTTCAAGCGAAGCAGACGCAGCCGCTTTCTATTGCCCATACATTCCTCTAATGTCATCAGGTACAGTATTAGATCCTGATACATTCGAGCCAGTCGTAGGCTTCATGACACGTTATGGTTATGTTGCACTAACAAACACAGCATCATCACTAGGTAATGCTGGCGACTACCTACAAAAAATCAACATCTCAAACCTATCATTTGTATAAGGTTTAGAACTTTTTGTAAAGATAACCCCCCGTTATTTGGGGGGTTTTTCTTGACTAAATAATACTGCTTACTAATGGGTAGTAAGTTTATGGGGACTAACCCTCCTCGTAGCGGATAGAACCCGCAACGGACTTCTAAAAGGAGAAATAAAATGGGTAGACCATTAAACAAAAAATATTTTGGTAATACAAATGATTCAGGACTAGGCGGCGAAGGCGTTGCTTCAGTAACAGTCACAGGCGCTGGTACAGGTTATACAGACGGTGATGCAGTAGTTTTCAGCGCACCTCAACTTGCAGGCGGTGTTACTGCAACTGGTGTTGTTGTTGATGATCCAGTCGACGGCACAGTTAATTCAATATCAATTACTAATCCAGGTTCAGGCTATACATCAGCACCAACTGTTGACTTAACAGGAGAAGGTAACGGAGACGCCACAGCAACAGCCACATTAACTACATCTGGTGTTAACGCAATCGCATTTTCATCATATGTTGATGGCGGTAGTAATCAAACAGACGGCGATATTGTTAAACAAGTAGCCGCAAGACGCTTCAAAGTTACAAACTCAGACGGCACAGGCACATGTAAACTAGTTGCAGCTACACCAAGCGCAGCTGGAGAAATGATGATCAGTGCTACGGACTCATCTGGTAAGACATACTATGTAACAAAGATTTCTGCTCGCAGAGCAACTTTAACACAGTATGGTGCAGGTGGTCATGAATTTACTGACGGCACATCACAAAAGTGGTCATTTGATTCAGCAGTATTAAATGATTCAGTACAATTAGATAATAACTAAGATAGTTATTTTATATTTTATGGAAAAGGGTCAGACGTCTGACCCTTTTTCTATTGTAAAAATGTATAAATAATAGTAACATTAGAAGTAACAATGGAAAACACAAAATATGGCACAGAATCTAATTGTCAACAGCGATTATAATATTGACGTTGGCGCGAACGAAGTAAACATTACAGCATCAGAAGTTAACGTTATAGGTAACTTTGTTGTAACAGGTACAACTACAACAGTTGATACAACAGATTTAGCAATAACAGACAATACAATCGTACTTAACCAAGGTGAAGCAGGTGCAGGTGTTACACTAGGATCTGCGGGTGTTACAGTAGACCGTGGTAGTGTAGATGATGCTATACTTACTTGGGACGAAACAACAGATAAGTGGAAGTTCTTAGTAGGTGCAAGTACAGCAAACTTAGAAGCAAACGTTTCTATGGCTGCGTTAGAGTTGGACGGCGTTACTGTTACAGATATTATTACAGAAGCAGAAACAATTGGTGCTAACGACAATGACACATCTATTCCAACAACAGCCGCAGTAAAAGATTACGCAGACGCAATTGCGACATCAGCATCAGCAGGTGGCGCACAGTACGATTTACAATACAACACAGGTTCAGGTTTAGGCGGTAACTCTAATTTTACATTTAACTATAGCACAAACGTTATAAGTATTTTAGGTGAACTTAATGTTGATAATATTAACATTAACGGTAATGATATTATTTCATCTAATGTAGATGGCAACATTACATTAACACCAAATGGTGTTGGTAATATTATTTTAGCAAAAGAAACAGGAGTTTCAGTACAGTTAGATTTTACAGATCAAGGCAGTGACCCAAGTGCAACAGCAACAGTGAATAAAGTTTATTCTAAAACACCAAGTGGTGGCGGCACAGGTTTATATTTTGTTAATAATACAACAACTGGTGAGTTTATTAGTAAAAGCAAATCAATTGCTTACTCATTAGTATTCGGCGGATAAATATAATTATGGCAATAGCAATCACAAATTTAGCAAATACAACAGCAACGGCAGTTATTACAGCGGCAAGTGACATCGCTGTTACTGATATTATTATTTTTAATACAGACTCACATACTGGATCACTTTTTGATTGGAGTATAAATTTAATTCCAAGTGGTGATTCAAACTCCATTGATAACTTATTATATTCTTCAAGTTTAGTGACAACAGGTTACGCAAATGCATTGTATCCTGGATCAAACATTCATGTTAATACAATAACAGGATTTATTGGTAATAAATGGTTGCTATCAACTGGTGATTCATTTGAAGTTGCATTGTTTGACGCAAGTAATACATCACCAACATGGTCTGGTACACCAACATTAGTTCCAGTAAACGTATTTGTTAACTACATAGGATTGTAAAATGCCTTTTGACGCTTCACAACCACAATACTTTACTCATAATAAAGTTACCTTCGGTAGACAAGACGCTGTCGGTCTTCCTGCAGGTACTACCCTTGACCGTCCTGGCACACCAAATCCAGGTGATATAAGATTTAATACATTACTTAATTCATTAGAAACATATGACGTTATTAATTTATGGCAACCTATTAGAATTCCAGGCACTGCTACTATCACCAAAGATACAGACACAGGTGATGGCTCAACAACTGCTTTTAATATGTTATCATCAACTCCAGATTCAGAAGAAAATGTTCTTATTTTTATTAACAACATTTTTCAAGAAGCAACAACCGCGTATACAGTATCAGGAACAACGGTTACATTTACATCTGCCCCACCTAACGCACACGTTATTGTAGCATTAAGCGGATTTGACACTGTTTAATATTTTAAACTCTTATATAAATACTAGTATAAAGTAATTTTAAACGGAGAATAGTATGGCTATAGGTCGCGTATCGGGACCAATGTTACAACCAAATTTGGTCAGGCAAGGTACTGACTTAGCATTTGAAACAGATTTATTATATCTTGATGTAACAAATTCACGCATTGGTATTAATCAAAACACGCCGGGCTATTCGTTAGACATTTCAGGCGACCTGCAAGTTGGTAATATCGAACTTGATACTAATACTATTACTACAACAGATACAGATGGTAATTTAATATTAAATGCCAATGGCACTGGCCAAATACAAGTATCAAATAAGAACATTCAAAATGTTCTTGATCCTGTATTAGCACAAGACGCCGCAACAAAAGCATATGTTGATTCACAAGTTAGCGGATCTAGCGGTAGTAGTATTACATTAGGAACTCCTTCAGATGGCAGCTTGACAGTGGATGCGGCTTACTTGGGCTGGACAGGATCCACCTTAGTAACAGATGCTATTGATGATTTAAATGAAGTTGTTGAAAACATTCGCAATAATACTTTTGTTAAAGAAGTAGACTTTACTGCTAACCAAACAGTAGGCGGTGCTGGACTTGTTGTAACATTAACTATTACCGCCACAGGCAATGCTAACAGATATGACATTAACTGGGGCGACGGTAATACAACAACTGGAACAAGTGATAGCACACCGACACATACATATAACTCTAACGTTGGCTCACCATTTGATGTTACTGTTACTGCTTATAATAACAGTGGTAGTGGTACCGGAAGTACAGCAAGTAAAGTAAGAGCAGGTTATATTATTATTTACACTGCTAACCCAGTAGTATCATTTGCCGCATATACTGCCTCTAGTGGCGGTAGTCCAATTACATATTGGGACGACGGCGATACAGTATACTTTGAAAACGACACAACAAACATCGGTGGTGCCACAATACAATACACTTGGGATTGGGGTGACGGAAGTAGTGATGATGTTATTAATACAGACAGTGATGCGGGAGGCAGTGCCGGCGCAAGACTAGCACACACGTTCACTACCAGCACCGAAGAAGAACAAACAAGAACAGTTAGTTTGACACTTGACTCGCATAATACAGCGGACCCAAGTGTTATTCCAACAGATGATGACACTGCTTATAAAATTTACGATGACCATACTCCAACTGTTACATTAAGTGGAACAACCGGTATTAACGAAGAAGGTACAAGCGGATTGCCAATTACTTTTACTAACACTACTGAAAGTACAATTGGCAGTTATGCAACATATGGTATACAATACCAATATCAGTGGGGTGACGGCACTTCAAATACAACAGTAAATGTTGGCACAGGCGGAAGTGGTGACACAGGTAACACTATTGCTCACACATTTGCACTAAGTTCTGGAAATCAAGCATCTGGTACACCAGTGGATTATACTGGTAACTTGAGAGTTATTAGTAACCACTCGAGTAGTCCATTTATTAGTTCCGACTTTACAGTTCACGTTGAGCCTGATGTTAGAGCAAATATTGCGGCTACAGCAGTAACAACAAGTGATAGATCCGGTGATAACCAATATGACATTTACGATTACACAGACTATAGTGGCAATAACAGAGCACTAGTAAGAGCAACAAACACATCACAAAACGCAGATGATTACATATATAATTGGGCTGATGGTAGCGCAAATGATACTCCTACTGAAGATGGTGTAAGTGCTGGTTCTATAGGTGCAACATTGGATCACGACTATACAGGCGAATCAACAGGCAGCTATAACTTGTCATTTACTGCAAATGGTACTCCAGATATTACAGCACAAACAGATGTTGACACAGGCATTACATTTACAATGAATGCAACACCATCCGCTCCTGATGATTTAAGCACGAAGTCTATTACACTAAGCGACTCATATCAAGGAACAAGTCCAAAACTTTGCGCTGGGTTTACAGACAATAGTGCTACAAGTCCTTTGAGCGCCGGCGCGGCATTAACAACAACGACAGCAAGACGTTATACAAGTGGCACAATTGATACAAGTACAGTTGCTAATGCGTATAATGGATTAAGCGGAACATTAACAGCAAGTATTAACGGTGTTGATAGTGGTAACAAAACATTTACAACCGCACTAAACGAGAACGGTACATTTACATCACTTGTTGTAAGTGACCAACGTGATGCGAATGACACAATTAGTTCAGCAACATACCCAACAGGCTTTTACCAAACGTTTGATGCTAAGATTACACAAGCACTTGGTAGTTACTCTGTTGGTGTAAACGACCAAAGATTAGAACATAGCGCAACAGGTAATACAAACTATGTTTCTGTTGTATACGATGATGTAACAGCAACACCAACTATTTCTAGCGTAGGTACATTGTCTGAAGGAACAGCAGGTACAAAACGATATATCTCAGGCGTTCCATACTACAACACAGGAAGTCCAACACTTAACCTAACTGGTGTACAGATTAGTAACTTAACGGGGCAGGCTTATAGAGACACAGGCTCTATTGTTGAAGTAGATAACGGAACAAACCAAGAAGGTACATCGAGTGCCGGCACAAGCAATGCAGACTTTACATACGCACAGATTGATGGTGCTAGTTCAATGCTAACACTCGGTATACCAAACACCGACACAGGTGTTGCTTCACCTTACACACTAGGAACATTATCCGTACCTATTACATCAAGTAGTGTAAGAACTGTAGACAGAGTAAAAGTTAGAGCATCTAACTGTAACGGAACAAGTAGTTACTCTGAAGTTACAGCAACAGACATTAATGTTCATACTGCCTCACAATCAGGCATTAATGAACTTGTTATTGCTGTAGCAGACAGTTTAGGTAATGGAACATATACAGACGACGGTATTCGAAGCACAGCATTTTTAGCGGATACCACAGACACGCCAACGTTCAATGGCGCAACAAACTTTTACACTAGCAGCCTTTATACTGAGTCCAGTGACCCAGGTGTTAGTGGAACGAAAGAAGCAACAATTAGACTTGGTGTATTAAAATATGACGTAACAGATTACAGCACAGGCTTCCTACCAGTAGGACCTGATCGCAGTGGTGACACAGGAACACAATACTTTACATTTGCTTTCCGCAGACAAGTTGTTGCTAACTTTGATATTAACATTACATCAACTTCAGGAATTAGTGGATTATGGATTGCCTCACCAGGCACTGCTATTGACAGTGCCAGTGGACTAAATGGATGGATAGATTCAAGCACAACATATGGTGGTAGTGGTGTCCCAGGCAGTGATGTAGGCAACGGCGGTAACGGTAGTGACGGTTGCGCGTTTACATCAGGTGATAGAATTGCAACAGGTGTTTCACTAAGTGGTGGTTATACAATGACACTTGGTGCAGAGAACATGTCAAACGCTACAGGTAATGTAGTGTTGGTAAGAATAGCGTTAGCAAGTGGCGAATCGGTAACCGCACTTAGCATAGGGGAGGCAGCATAATGGCAGTTTCAGATACCCAGAAAGTTGACTACCTTTGGAAAAAACTAGGTTATGGCGCCACCAAAACAGATACAAACGCACTTAAAAAGGCTCCTAACGAAGCCATAGCAAGTCCGCTGTTACTACGTGGTGACAAAGTTTGGAAGAACGCATCAAGCATTCCTGCATCAATACCAGGCTCAAGTGCTGGTGTTGTTACTGTTTATACAACAGCCGCACCGCAGGAGTGTACGCAAGATATTACATCAACAGCGAATAGAACTTGGAAAACAACATTAACAGATTGGATATCACCTGAGATTGGTTCAACATATCAAGTAAAGGTTTATATACATACTGCATCAGATGCAGGGAACGCCGCCGCTAGTGGCACCCAAGTATTTGCTACAGGTTCTGGTAACGACGACGAATGGTTCTTTGATTACCAAAGTGGTGTATTACACTTTGTAGGATCTAACTTACCTAACGGCGTAAGTTTTACAGGTAAGAGTGTTTATATTAGCGGCGCAAGATATACAGGCGACTTTGGTGTAGGTGGTGATACAGGAGACTTTACATTCTCAACAAATGTAATGTCAACAGGTACTACAAATGGTGACATACAAATTGATCCGGATGGCACAGGGCAGTTAGTAGTAGTAGGAACTAACTCAATGCTACCCCCTAGTGGTACTACATTAGAACGTCCTGGTTCACCATCAGCAGGTGACTTCCGCTATAACAGCACAGAAAATAAACTAGAATACTATAACGGTAGTGATTGGGTATTTTTAGAAAGTTCTAACTATGCGTTAGTAACAAGTGATACATTTACAGGTGATGGATCAACTACTACGTTTACTTTAAGTACTTCAGCAACAACCAATAATACTATTGTTAGCATTAACGGTGCGTTACAACAGCCAACAACAGCATACAGTGTAAGTGGCACAACACTTACTATGGTTGAAGAAATTCATTTAAATGATGTTGTTGAGGCAAGAATTTTTAGCACAGCACTTGCAAGTGTACAAACATTAATTAGAGATGCAGACAATGATACTCAAGTAAGAGTTGAAGCAACTACTGACGAAGATACTATTCGATTTGCAACAGCCGGTACAGAAGTTGCTACAATGACTTCTAGTGCCACAGTTTTTGCTAATGCATTACAAGTAGCAAGTATGACAACAATAGAAAGAAACGCATTAACTGCCGCCAATGGAATGATTATATACAATACTACAGATAATAAATTTCAAGGGTACGAGAACGGATCTTGGGCAAACTTGATATAGGTTAATATAAATGGCACAACAAACAGTTAACATAGGTATTATAGAAAATGATAGACGCGGCGATACGCTTCGTGTTGCCTTTAATAAAGTTAATGAAAACTTTACAGAACTATATGGATTAAGTGTTGCATTAACCGCATTTTCTGTAGGTGCCGAAGGAGCCGCTAGCGGCGACGGTGGGTTAGCCTATGATAATACTACGGGTGCATTTACATATACACCACCAACTGCCGCAGGCATTGGTGCATTAACTGATTTAACAGGAACGGGGTTTACTACTTTATCCGATGTAGATACAGTAACAGCGGTAGACAACGGAAAAATTTTATACTACGATCACGGAACTACTTCCTTTAAATGGAAAGTAGACACAGGTGGCATTTCGCTAACCAGTTTAAGTGTGGGCGTAGAGCCGGCCGCTTCTGGCGACGGCAGTATTGCGTATGATAATACCACAGGTGTATTCACATACACTCCTCCAACTGCCGCAGGCATTGGTGCATTAACAGATTTAACAGGAACAGGATTTACAACCTTATCTGATGTGGATGCCGCAGGAGCAGGTGAGGATGGTTATATTTTATACTATGACCATGGCACAACAAGTTTTAAATGGAAAGTAGATTCTGGCGGTCTTGCTTATACAGACTTTAGCGTAAACCAAAACGGTGCAAGCGGCGCTGGTACACTAACTTATAACAATGGTACAGGACAGTTTGATTATACCCCGCCTGACTTATCAGGCTTTTTAACAGATTTAACAGGTACTGGATTCACAACTTTATCTGATGTAGATGCTGTTGGTGCTAGTGATGATGGTAAAGTATTATATTACGATCACGGAACTACTTCCTTTAAGTGGAGAACAGATACTGATACTCCTGCAGGCTATAACAATGCAAATTGGGATACAGCGTATGGATGGGGCGACCATTCAGTAGCGGGCTATACAAGTTACGCTGATAGTGATGTAGATACACACCTAAATCAAAGCAATCCAACAGCAGGTTATGTACTAAGTTGGAATGGCTCAGACTATTCTTGGGTGGCGAACGGTACCGGTGGTATTACAGATATAGTTAATGACGCAACACCACAACTTGGCGGAACACTGGACGCGAACGGCAACACAATTGACATGGGTACAAATGTTATTACTGATGCAAAAGTTGGGCAATGGGACACAGCATATGGATGGGGTGATCATTCAGTAGAGGGATACTTAACTGCTGAAACATCACACGCAGATGTATTGGTAGACGGTGACTTCGGTAGTGCCGGTATTATGGCAACAGACGGTGCTGGTACTTACAGTATCGTAACTGATAATAGTGCAAACTGGAATACAGCATATGGCTGGGGTGATCATTCAGTAGCAGGCTACACAAGTTACGCTGATAGTGACGTAGATTCACATCTAAACCAATCCAATCCAACAGCAGGGTATGTGTTAAGTTGGAATGGTGCAGACTATGCTTGGGTAGATAACGCAGGTTATACAAATAGCGATGTTGACGCACACCTTAACCAAAGCAATCCAACAGCAGGGTATTTGTTGAGTTGGACTGGTAGTGATTATGCGTGGGTAGCAGATACCGGAATTACAACTTTTAACTTAGCAGGTAATACAGGAACGGGCTCAGTTGATGTAGGCGGTGGGGATTCCCTAGTAGTATTAGGAACAACAGGACAAATTAATTCAAGCATTGCCGCTAACTACGTAAGTTTAAGTTTAGATCCAAATATTAACAGTATTCAAAGCATTGCATTTGAAGGATCAACTGCTGACGCAAATGAAATTACACTAACAAGTGACGATCCTGCCGCTGATAGAACAGTAACACTAGCAGACCTAAGTGGTTATGTAGCATTGTTTGATGTTGCTCCAACAGCAACCATTACAGCAACACCTGCAGAACTAAACTATATGGACGGTGTTACAAGCAATGTACAAACACAGTTAGATAGCAAGGCAAGTGCAAGTTCACCAACATTTAGTAGTGCGGCAACATTTAATGGAAACGCAATATTTAACACAGGTGTTGAAGAAGCATTTGATACACTAACGGGTTCAACAGGAACAGTAACACACGACTGTGACAACGGACACATATTTTATCACACAACACCAAGTGCTAACTGGACAGCAAACTTTACTAATCTAGGTTTAACGGCAGAATACGCAACTACACTGACAGTAGTTATTAACCAAGGTGCTACTGCTTATATTCCTACTGCTGTACAAATAGGCGGAGTAGCACAAACACTTAATTGGCAAGGTGGTATACAACCAACTGGTACTGATAATGGTATTGACGTCGTAAGTTTCAGTATTTTAAACGACGGCGGAACGTATGTGGTATTAGGACAACTTGTAGACTTTACATAGGATTAAGTGATGCCATTTACAAGTTCTTACAATGGATCATTTGCAGGAGGCCGCAGAGCAAGCACAACAACTTTCGCAGGCCTTGCTAAAGCCCATAGAATAATTGTTCATTACGATCCAAGTGATGCTAGTAGTTATAGTGGTAGTGGAACTACTCTATCAGACTTAACTAGTAACAACTATGATGGAACAATAGTTGGAGAGCCTACTTTTGATACAAATCATTTTAGTTTAAGTGCTAATGATTATTTTGTAACTCCAGACATATCAAGCGATATTCCAGGAGATCTAGAATACAGCAACGGTGCAATTATTAATGTTACAGGCGATGGTAGTGATTTTTTCAAACGTGAAGTTACAACCAACGGTGTAAGGATTATGGGTGCTGGAACCGTAGGCGGACAAACAGCAGTGCCAGATGCGTGGTTAGAAAAAGTAGCACGTATGGTTGAATTATTTACAGATCCAAATGGCGCCGGCATCAACAAAACATATCAAAGAGAGTTAATTAAAACACTAAGTGGTGACACAGGAACATATCACGCTGGATTTCCAACTATACAAAGAGTAGCAAGAGGTGCAGGAGCAGATTACTCCACAAACTTCTTAACTGATTCAGGCGCTGAATATTGGAATCTAACAGACTTGTATGATAATCATGTACAAAATGACATGGTATGGTATTTGAATTCGACAGGTGATGGATACGGTGATGGCGATATTGACGCACAAGAAGTTATTGAACACATATTCCATACACTTCATATGCATGGTTTACCTGCAGAGGATATAAAATTATATCCATATATAAGTTCCGATTGGGCGTCCGGTGATTTGTATGCGGCAATGGAAGAAGCATACGATGACGGCAAGTGGGATCCGTCAGGATATAACAATCCATCAAATGATTGGAAGACTAATGGAGATGCATTTGAAGTAGCGGCAAAAGAATATTTGTTTCTACTAAACTTTGCTATGTTTGAGTATACAGAATTATGGGAAAATGGAAGTCTTAGTCCTGAATGGACAGACGATATGCGTACTCAAGCAGGTATCCAAACAAACAATCCTCTAGGTTATGCATTCCATAACACATATATTGCTCCAGTTATTAGTAAACCATCACTTGCTACTATTAGAAGTATATTCCAAGATGGTAATACACCAGATCAAGACAATCCAGAACTAGCAGGTGCGCCGGGATATGTAGTTGATGCATCAGTAGCAGATAAAACACATACTGTGGAACTTTGGTTTTATCCAACAGGCGACAATGGCGTGTTAGTTCAATACCAAGGACAATCGGCACCTAATAGTTCTTATCATTTCTCTGGTATAGAAATGGTTAGCGGGCAACTGGAGTTTGGTTTATGGAACGGCTCTGGTCTATCATCATCAGGACCAACAGGAGCAGTAAGTCTAAACACTTGGCACCAAGTAGTAATGAGTTATGACGGTTCATACCTCAGAGGATTTTTAGACGGTGTAAGAGTGTGTAAAACAGCAGTTACATTTGATAGTCCAAGTGATGGATCAGGCAGTGAAACAGGAGCATTCCATTTAGCTGTTGGCCCAGATACCGTAATCAACCAAGGCGATGGATCAGATTTTGAAGGGCGCGTGGGTATATTTCGTGTATATAAGGCTAAATTAAATCGTAGTGCTGTTCAACGTAATTATAATACAGATAAAAACACACATAGCGAACCAAGTTCAGCATGGGATCCAAGCACAGACATTACTCCGGCACTTTGGTATGACGCTAGTGACACTAGCAGTTATACATTAAGTGGATCAACACTTAGTACTGTAACAGATAAAGCAGGTAACTTTACTCCTACCGTAAACAATACACCTACTAGAGTTACTGGCGGATTAAATAGTTTAGATGTTTGGGACTTTGATGGTAGTGGCGAAAATATTACAACTGGATCAGGTCCATATGCAAGTAGTGGTAATCACTGGGCAGTAGGAGTATTCCAATGGCATACTACGGACCAAACTAAGGACAGTTTTTGGAGTGCAAGCGGTACAAGAACTTATGCTGTAAGTAGTAGTCAAAGTAACAATACTTGGACTGGTGAGATCGATTATGACGGCTCTAACAGTATTGTGACTGGTGTTGCTAAAAACGACTTTACAGCAAGTATAGCACAGAATACTTGGGTTATTGTTAGTATTGTGTTTAACAAAACAGGCAACCAAATATTTGGTAGATTAGACGGCACAACAAGTACTACCGTGGACGCATATAATTTATCCATGGACACAACTGCTACAGATGTTCGTATGATGCGAAACAGAGGAGGTGTGCATTTAGATGGCAGAATGGCAGAATACTTCCATGTTGCTGGCGCTCCTGGAACAGGTAGCACAGACATTTCAGATGTTCAAAAAGCAGAAGGCTACCTTGCCCATAAGTGGGGATTAGAAGGTAATCTACCTGTAAGCCATCCTTATAAATCAAGTGCTCCATGAAAGTCAAGTTAATACTACTTAGGAACACAAATAGCAATTGTAAAAACATAGCAAGTAGGTTATACGATTTTACAGAGTTTTGTGTTCAGAAAAGATATCCTATACACTCACAAGACGACATAGACCCTATTACTATTGCAGACGAAGATTATATTTTTGTTATAAAAGCAGGTCACGTATTTTGGGATGCATCGATTTTTGATCAGTGTATTGAAGAATCTAATGAAGCAGTAATGGGTAACGAAAACTGGTTTCTAATTAATTGTAAATTACTTAAAGTAGATCCAGTAGAAGCACAGTTACGTTTTGAAGCAAATTTCTATGGTGATTGGTATAGTGAATCAATATTAGATTCCTATGTAAGCAATAGGCCAACAAAAACATTTTCTAATGAGATAGAAACACTAAAAGCATTTTGCTATCCAGAAACTTATTATAGCGAAATAGAACAGTTAATGGAAAATTTGGATTATTCTGTTCCTAAAAAGATAGAACCATTTGCGTGGGAGATTAGAGAGGCGGCTAGGAATTTAGATGTGGGTTACTATGTAGTTAATACTGAAGATGTTAGTATTGAGAATAAGTTTGATAAAAAGTTTGACAATTACATAGGTGTATGTGGTGGATTAAAAACTTATATTCTGCTAGGGCAGGATTATTTTACTAATGACACTAGTGTACTAATGTTTGACATTAGTCCTGCCGCAATCGAATGGCAAAAATACCTTAGAGAACATTGGGACGGAAATGCCGATTCCTTTATACAAATATCACAAGATTTTAAAGAGTTACGTCCTGGATATATCGCAATACAAGACAGTTATAGAACATTAGAAAGATATTTAAATGAGAATAATATATCTAAGCATGATCTACAAACCTGGTGGAATAAATTTCAAAAGTTAAATGTTGAATATAAACAAATAGATCTTTTTAGTAGTTCAGATGTTTTGGAATTAGCAAAGTACACTGAAAACAAAAATAATACTTATTTTTGGCTTAGTAATTGTTTCGTTATGGAACGATTAGTATTCCAATATGGCTCTAGCCACACGTTAGAAAAAGAGTTTAAAGATACATTCAGGCAACTGTCCAACTCTCCTTGCACATACGATATTAGCGTTAATGTTGGGTAAATCCACTGGTTTATAACCAAAATAATATACTACTATAATTATTTTTATTGGGCAAAACCGTTATTCTAAACACTTTAAGTAGTGATTATGTGCTAACACTAATTCATCAAAAATACTTTTAAATATCAGCATACTATATATGCTCGAGCATATAGATGACCTTTATATTTTTATCGAGATGGAATATAAGGGAATTGTCTGTCATCGGCAGACAAGATCATTCCACAATATGTATATATGGTATATGATAGTCTTCTGAAGGAAGACTTTAAACAGGAATGGAGAAATAATAAATGGCTTTAACTAGAATAGATACCGATCAGTTATCAGACGGTGCCGTAACCAATGCTAAGATCTCTGCTTCTGCCGCAATTACTGGTAGTAAATTGGCAGATGACTTAACATACGGATCCAACTTAACTGTATCAGGTAACCTAACTGTTAACGGTACAACTACAACAGTTGATACCACAAACATGTCTATTGAAGATCCTCTGTTAGTATTCAGTGCAAACGCAACTGGGTCCGCTACTGCAGACGCTGGTTTCGTTGTAGAGCGTGGTGACGACGCAAACGTAGGTTTCATCTGGGATGAATCTGCAGATGAGTTTGTCGCTATTACAACAACAGAAACTGGTGGCACAGCAGGTAACGTCACAGTATCAGCATATGCTGACATTCAAGTTGCTGATATTACAGCAGTAAATATCGCAGGTACATTGTCAACTGCAACGCAAAACAGCGTTACAACAATGACTGGTTTAACAACAACTGGCACCATTGGTACAGGTACTTGGGAAGCAACAGACGTTGGCGTATCACACGGTGGTACAGGTAGTTCAACCGCTTCAGGCGCACGAACAAACCTAGGCGTTGCTATTGGCTCAGACGTACAAGCATGGGACGCTCAATTAGATGATATCGCAGCTCTAGCCGTAACAGACGGTAACATTATCGTAGGTGACGGTACAAACTGGGTTGCTGAATCAGGTGCAACAGCAAGAACATCACTTGGTGTAGCAATTGGCTCAGACGTACAAGCATGGGATGCTCAATTAGACGACATTGCAGCTCTAACCCCAACAGATAGCAACATCATCGTTGGTGATGGCACTAACTGGGTAGCAGAGTCAGGTGCAACAGCAAGAACATCACTTGGTGTAGCAATTGGTTCAGACGTACAAGCATATGATGCAGAACTAGCAGCTATTGCTGGTTTAACATCAGCTGCCGACAAAGGTATCCAATTTACAGGCTCAGGTACAGCCGCAACTTACGACTTAACAGCCGCAGGTAAAGCACTACTTGATGATGCAAACGCAGCCGCTCAATTAGTAACACTAGGCTTAACAGCAACAGCCGCTGAACTTAATGTGCTAGATGATATCGCATCAACAACCGCAGAACTAAACATCGTAGATGGCGACACAGCCGCAACATCAACAACACTTGCTGATGCAGATCGCGTAGTTGTTAACGATAATGGTACTATGGTTCAAGTGGCTCTAACAGACTTCGAAGTTTACTTTGAATCTGCACTAGACACACTAAACAATGTAACATCTGCAAGTTCACTAGCAACAGTTGGTACAATTACATCAGGTACATGGCAAGGTACAGCAGTCGCTGACACATACGTTGCTAATGACCTAACAATTAGTGGTGGTACAGTAAACAGTTCAGTAATTGGTGGCGTAACACCAGCTGCTGGTACATTTACAACATTAACAGCCAACGATCAGTTGGTAGTAGCCGCCGGCGCAACAATTACCGGTGATACAACAGACGAGATTACACTAGCAGTTAAAGGTGTAGGCTCACAAACAGCAAACTTAATGACTGTCGAAATTAACGATGGTACTGATAAGTTTACAATCGCAGCCGACGGTTCAGTCGTAATTGCACAAGACTTAACACTTTCTTCAGGTGCTACAGTCACAGCAATCCTAGACGAAGACAATATGGCAAGCGATAGTGCAACATCATTAGCAACACAACAATCTATCAAAGCATACGTTGACGCAGAAGTCGGTGCAGCCGCACTGGACATTGCTGGTGATACTGGTACAGACACAGTAACAGTTGGCACAGATACACTAACATTTGATGGTGGTGCAAACATTACATCAGTGGCTACAGATAATCAAATATCTTATGCACTTGATGCAGACGTTACTGGCTTGACATCATTAGTAGTTGATGATTTAACATTAAATGGTTCAAGCATTACAAACGGTAGTGGTAACATTACACTTAGTGCCAACGGTGGCGCAGGTGACGTTATTATTACTGGTGACTTAACAGTTAACGGTACAACAACAACAGTTAACTCTACAGTTACAACACTCGACGATCCAATTATGACATTGGGTGGTGATACAGCTGGTTTAGATGATGACAAAGACCGCGGTGTTGAATTTAAATGGCACAACGGTACAGACGCAAAAGTTGGTTTCTTCGGTTACGATGATTCCGCAAGCAAGTTTACATTTATTCCAGATGCAACAATCACTAGTGAAGTAGCAGCTGGTACAGCAGGTGACGTAATCTTTGGTAGCATCGAAGGTACTATTGCAACTGCAACACAAAACAGCATCACAACAATGACTGGCTTAACAACAACTGGTACAATTGGTACAGGTGTTTGGGAAGCAACAGACGTTGGCGTAGCACATGGTGGTACAGGCGCATCAAATGCATCTGACGCCCGTGATAACTTAGGCCTAACAATTGGTACAGATGTACAAGCATATGACGCAGGTCTAGCAGATATCTCAGGCCTAGCAGTAACAGATGGTAACATCATCGTTGGTGATGGTTCTAACTGGGTAGCAGAGTCAGGTGCAACAGCAAGAGCATCATTAGGCTTAACAATTGGTACACATGTACAAGCATATGATGCACAGTTGGATGATATCGCAGCTCTAACTCCAACAGATAGCAACATCATCGTTGGTGATGGCACTAACTGGGTAGCAGAAACAGGTGCAACAGCAAGAGCATCATTGGGCTTAACAATTGGTACACATGTACAAGCATATGATGCAGAGTTAGCCGCAATCGCAGGCCTATCATCAGCTGCTGATAAAGGTATCCAGTTTACTGGTTCCGGCACAGCCGCAACATATGACTTAACAGCCGCAGGTAAAGCATTGTTAGACGATGCAAACGCCGCCGCCCAACGTACAACAATGGGTGTAGCAATTGGTTCAGATGTACAAGCATGGGATGCTCAACTAGACGATATCGCAGCTTTAACTCCAACAGATAGCAACATCATCGTAGGTGATGGTTCTAACTGGGTAGCAGAAACAGGAGCAACAGCACGAACATCACTAGGCTTAGCCATTGGTACAGATGTACAAGCATATGACGCAGAACTAGCCGCTATCGCAGGTCTAACTTCAGCAGCCGATAAAGGTATCCAGTTTACTGGTTCCGGAACAGCCGCAACATACGACCTAACAGCAGCCGGTAAAGCACTTCTAGATGACGCTAATGCCGCCGCTCAGTTGGTAACATTAGGTTTGACAGCAACTGCCGCCGAAATTAACGTACTAGATGATATTGCATCAACAACAGCAGAACTAAACATTGTTGACGGTGATACAGCTGCAACTGCTACAACATTAGCAGACGCAGATCGTGTAGTTGTTAACGACAATGGTACAATGGTTCAAGTAGCATTAACAGATTTCGAGACATACTTCGAAACAGCACTTGATACATTAAACAACGTTACATCAGCAAGTTCACTAGCAACTGTAGGTACAATTACAGCAGGTACATGGAATGCTGACGTTATTGGCGTACAGTACGGTGGTACAGGTGCTTCATCTCTAACATCCAACAGCCTACTAACAGGTAATGGTACATCAGCAGTACAAGCAGAAGCAAACATCACATATGATGGCACAACATTCGGTGTTGATGACGCCGCAGTCTTTAACGAGAGTGCAGGTGACAACGACTTCCGTATTGAGTCTGTTAACAATGCTAATATGTTTTATGTTGATGCAAGCGTAGACTCCATTGGTTTATTAACCGCAACACCTAACGCAGGTACAGTACTTGACATGAGTGGCTCAACAGAATCATTCTTGTTACCAAAAGGTACAACAGTACAGCGTCCAGGTTCACCAGTAGCAGGTATGATGCGTTATCACTCAGATGACAACGTATTTGAATTCTACAATGGTACAGAGTGGAAACAAACAACAACAGAGTTCACAATTGTACAAAGTGAAACATACACAGGTGATGGTAGCACAACTGCATTCACAGGCTTAAACGCTGATCTAACAACTAATAGTTGTTTAGTAACTGTAAACGGTGTTGTACAATTACCAACATCCGCTTACGCTATTTCAGGAACAACAATTACATTTACAGAGGCACCAGCCAGTGGCGATGCAATTGAAATTCGTGAATTTACTACAACAGAAACTATTACACGTTTAGAAGATGCTGACGGTGACACTAAGATCCAAGTAGAAGAGTCCACAGACGAGGACGTAATCCGCTTTGACGTAGCAGGAAGCCAAATTGCTTATATGGATGGAACTGGTTTGGTTCTTTCATCAGGCACTTTCCAAGGTACAGCAACATCAGCACAATATGCTGACTTGGCAGAACGTTACACAAGTGACACAATCTATGAGCCAGGTACTGTTGTTTCCTTCGGCGGTGACGCAGAAGTAACAATGTCTACTGAGTCCATGGATTCACGTATTGCAGGTGTAGTATCCACAAACCCAGGTTTCTTAATGAACGACGGTCTAGAGGGTACAAACGTAGCAGTAGCACTAACAGGTCGTGTACCTGTTAAGGTAACAGGCACAATCCGTAAAGGTGACATGCTAGTTTCCGCAGGCGAAGGTTACGCAAAAGCAGAAGCAAATCCACGTTTAGGATCAGTAATTGGTAAAGCACTTGAAGACTTTAACGGTGTTTCAGGTATTATCGAGGTAGTTGTAGGTAGACTATAAGTTGTTATATTAATAAGTTTAACTTACATTATTAAGTTGTACAGTGAGGGGGACGAAAGTCCCCCTTACTTTTCTTATTAAAATAAATACAGTATACACAGGAGGCTTATGCTTTGGCAAAGATAGAAATCGCACGTTATTTAGAAGATTATGATGGTGAATATGTTGTGTCTGGTATTGTTGTAAAAAATGGTAGACGACACCAAGATAGATATTGGATTCCAAATATGATATCGAACAGTGATCATAAAAAACATGCGTTTGTTGTCGGCAATGGTGTTTCCCGCAAGTCAATGAGTACGTTTAAATTAACTTTTCTTACAAATTCCGGAGGCGGACATTTAGGAAAACACAAAGCACAATGTTATGGATGTAATGCTGTATACAGAGATTGGAACCCTGATTTTTTAGTATGTACGAATGATAAAATGATCGACGATATTGTTGAGGAAGGTTACGCAGAAAATAATGTAGTTTTTGGAAGAGCAACCTCTTTATTAAAGTATCCAGAATATGTATCTCTTATTCCGCATGATCCAAGAATGAACTGTGGTGCGACAGCAACATATCTCGCTTGTTTTCACGGGCATAAAACAATTTACCTATTAGGATTTGATAATCAACCAAACTCAAAATCTAGAAATAATAACGTATACGCCGGATCAAAACATTACGCTCCGGTTACTGAAAATTCCGGAGATGAAGTTTGGCGTAGTAACATGACAAAAGTGTTTAATACATATAAAGATGTAGAATTTATTAGAGTAACTACAGAAGGTATGGAAGGTGAAATGCCAGACGAGTGGAAATGGCACAGAAATTTAAGACAAATTAGTTTAAAGAAGTTTTTTATTGAAGCAGATATTTAAATTGTATCTACTATTACTTTAATTTTATCTTTTATAGAATCCAATTTTAGTGTTGAAAAAACACCAGGATGTAATGGAGCAGGCCATCCTTCCATTGATACCCAAGCATACCCACAATGTTCGTTATTAAGATTTGGCATAAATTCTTTTTTGATAATCAATATAAAAGTATGATAACAAAAATTACTATCATTAGAAGTAAATAATTCTATAGGAATAGTTTTTTCTATGTCTATTTGTATTCCTAATTCTTCGTTTATTTCTCTTTCCAAACCGCCAATAATAGTTTCGTTTGATTCTATTTTACCGCCAGGAAATCC